TCATGCGGTGCAATTTTTATCCAATTTGCTTAATAATTCAAACCATTTTTTGATAGGCATATCGGCATGACTTTTTAAATTCATATCAGCCTCCCAGCGTTGCAGCGCTGATATATTTACCTCTAACAAATCGGCGGCGGCCTGTTGTGTCAGACCGTATTTTTGCCGCACTGACTTCAAATTAGCGGGCGTGTAGCCAAATTCAGGATTTATTATCATGACCTAGACTTTCTCGCCCGCTCCCATACCTCACCCGCTTCACAGGCAATGCGCGGCGCATTTTTAATTTGTTCCGGCGTTAGGTTTTTAGGCTGGGCAATTAACCTCCCATCAAACACTCCGTCTTCAATTTTTGAAAATTTGAAAACCCAGCCGTCGTCATGTGAGGCGGTTTGAGTTTCAAAATCCACCTTCCATCGACGCTGCCAGTTTCGATTCTGATGTGGCATATCTTTCCTTTCAAAAAAGCCGCCATTTTCAGGCAGCCTTTATTCATTTATCAATTTGTCAAATGTTCGTCAATATTCAGATAAAAATTAGAAATTCGTTCTTCTAGCTCTTCTTTTGTCGAATCATGAATATCAACTGTTCTTTCTTCTCCCGCCAATATACAGTTAATTCCATGAATTAAACTTTCCGCTCTTAATTTTCCGTTATAACCGCAAATTTCGTAATAACGTTCAAGTTGTTTCAGTTCATTTTCTAAGTTCATTTTAATTCCCTTACCCCTTATCACCCGAGGCGCGGCTTGCGCGTTTGCGCTGTATCCATGTGTGTATATTACCGCTATTTTAGCGGTAATACAATTAGATAAAAGTTAATTTTTGTAAAATTATTGTGCCGTAGGACCTTTTGTGTGATCGGGCAGCAAAGTCAGCTTGTCATGCCCGGACAGGGCGTAAACCTGACCACCGCCGCCGCTATCAGCCACAGAAGGCGCAGGCTGAACGGCATTATCCTGCCTGGGGTCACGATACGGATTAAACGGCAGGCCGTCTTTAACATACTCAAGACACAATTTATTGCTTATCTCTTTAACCTTCGTCCCCTGATCCGTATAGCAACTGCAACCGCTTTTACCGCTGATACAGGCCGTTGCGTACTCATACTGCTTTACCTGCCTCACTTGGTCATATATAGGCTTGGATTCGACCATTTCGGGTATGACAGGCACAAACATTTCAGGCGACAGCCCCCGCTCACCCGCAACGGCGTTTCTTACATCATCGCCCACCTTCCCGGCCGCATGCGAAATAGCGGCAGAACGCGCATCACCCAAATCAACAGCGGGCAATTCCTGCATATTTCCCGCCTTTTCCTGCACCTTTTCCACCTTCGAGACAGGAGCAACCCCACCCGCACCGAATAGCTGATGGAAAGCCGACATAGCCGAGAAAACGGCCACAACAACGGCCAAAGGCAACCCCCACAGCCAACGGGTTTTTGGCTGCTTAATCTTGGTATGTTCAACGGCAGATTTATAAAGGTTGAAAACGCTTTTATCCATCTTATAAACGGACGCATGGGCGTTTCTAAATTCCGCCCTGGGATTATTTGCACAGTAATCCCAATACAGCTTAGACCTACCACCAAGACGATTTTCCTGAATGTGATAATGCGCACCGACCAAATCGCGGACATTTTTGTCTATACGAGCAGGCATCTGAGTGATCAGATATAAATCGATAGCATAATGCCTATGCACGTGCAGGAATTCCACCAATTCGGGAGCCTTGGTATTGCCAGATCGGGGAGGGAAAAACCGCTGGGCTTCATCTACAACAAAAATTGCCCCTTGGTAATCTTCATCCTTTACCCATTCATGCAAATTATGGATGCCGCAGCCTTCCGGAAAAGGTTCTACGTTATCAATTTTCAAATCGGGAATTCCGTCTACAAAAATCCTGCGGCCTTCAAATTCTTTATTCTTAGCCAACATAGAAACCATGTACAAAGTTTTACCCGCACCCGGGCTACCCGTTATCAATGTAATCATTTTCTACCTGCTCCCACAAATTTAACCGTTTTAGAACCAATTTTCATACCAATAACAAACGTATACGCACCAACCAAAATATTCATGGCTTCGCCGCCCCCAGCAAGGTTGAACAAACCTAAAAAATCCTGCGGCGTTTGCCCCAAACTATTGATCACCTCTTGCCAAAAATAATCAAAGAGCAGCTCAAGGCCTTCATACGAAGCAAAAGTAACCCCCAATGCAACTAAAAGCCTGAAAGCCCAATCCAATAAAAGAGGTATTAAAGCAGCCCACATAATCGCCCCCAGCCACTAAGAAGATGACAAACCGCGAAGACAAACGGCCGACGCTATGCAGTAAGCAAACGCAACGACAACAGGTCGAAGCTTTTTTGCCACATCGCAAATCCACTCATACGAAAATGACAAATTCATTGATTTACCCATTATCGAAATATTAAATTGCACGGGAGCAGGACAATAACCTGCTTCGCTGAATTTTCTGCCCTTAGTAAATTCGGCATGACCCATACCATTCAATTTATTCCATTCCGGATTGCCCTGATAACCTTCTTCAGCCTTGCCATCGCCTTTTTTATCACCGGACGAAGAACCATCACCTTTCCCCCTGCCTTCCTTCATCCCTTTAAATCCATCGACTATATTTTTATTGACATTATCAATACTTTGTTTTATGTCATTTAATCCCCCGCCGTAATCTTTACCCTCAGCATTCCGACCATCACGGCCATTCTGCCCGTCATTGCCTTCTTTACCGTTTTTGCCTTCCTTACCATTTTTGCCTTCCTTCTGCCTCCATGTACCGTCTTTGTCTTTATAAACTTCACCACCGTCATCTTCGCTGCGATAAACGCCGTCCTTGTCTTTAAAAACGCCCTTATCTTCAGGCTTTTGCTGCTCCTTCGGCTTTCCGTCTTCACGTGTATCTTTCCACTTGCCGTCTTTGCCTTTGCAAATATGCGGATTGTTGTCTAAACACTCTTTTCCCTTATCGTCTTTAGGCTTTTCGTCTTTCTTTTTGTCCTTAGGCTTTTTATCTTCAGGCACTTTGTCAGACGATACTAATTTAGCATCTGCCGGCACTTCGTTCACACGCCTACCATTATTAGATGCCTCATAATAACAAACACCGTTCCTAACAAATAACCTATATGAATAACCGTTGGTAATATGCTTGCCCGAAGAAACAGACCCCGAACAAGCATCATTTAAATCTTCTGCGTATTTTTCAAAATCGCAATCTTCGCCTGCATAACAACCTAACGTTACTTTGTATAATTGACCTTTAGGTGCTTTTTTTTCAGGCTCCTTAGCCCAACCGCCTACCGGGCCTATTTCGCCCTCTTGCTTGCCATTTTTGCCGCCGTCGTTTTGGCCGTCTTGCTTTTTAGGCGGCTTGGAATCGCCTATATCGACGATTTCCAAGCTGCCGCCTGAAGATCCGCCACCTGAAGAGCTACCACCTGAAGAGCTGCCGCCAGAAGAGCCACCACCTGAAGAGCCGCCACCTGAAGAGCCGCCACCTGAAGAAGAACCGCCAGTATTATTTTTATCGCCTTCTGGATAAGAAACCCGACACGTTTTTTTATCTGAATTGCAAGACGCACCACCCACATCAGAATAGACTTGAGCCCTGCCGCCCCTACATATATAGACATAATTTGTAGGATAGCCAAAAAATTGATGACCCTCTTTTTTACCTTTACAAGCATCAACAAGAGGATCGGCATGAGACTGCTTATTGATAAAAACACAAAATAATAATAAAAATAATAGTTTTATAAATAAAGTAAATGTAAATCTGCGCTTACGCCAAAACGCGGCCATAAACAACGGGATAGGCGGCTCGCGCCATCCTATCCCGTTGTTTATGGCCGCTTTTTCTTTTTTATATGCAATCATTTTAAAGCCCCCAAAATAATCCAAGCAGTTAAAAAAACAGACAAAAAACCATAAAGCCAAAAAACATCAATCAGCACCGTCAATACCCCCGACATTACGAATCAGCCCGAAAATCTGCCTAAATCCAAATGCAATAACCATCAAAATCAATAATTGACCGCCAAACCAAGCACCATCACCTATTTGCGATACCGGATCACACGCTGGAAAATCCAAAACAACAGGCTTGCCGTTGTACATCCAAACCTCATTATTCAAATACGGACGAACCAGCGAACCATCGGGCATATAAAAAGGAGGCAATGACGATAAAACCAAGTCATACGCTTGAGACTCGCTCACGCACTGGAAACCGACCCTATACATCATTGCCAAACCCTCAATTAACGGCTAATGGAACGAACCATGTTGAACGCCGTCTTAATGCCGGAAACGGCAATAATGACGGACAGAGCAGCAAGACCAATCGTTGAAACAACGGTTACGAATTGGGACATTGCTTCTGCGGCTTTAGTGCCAATATCTGTCCAACCTTCGGCAGAAGCGGGCAGGGCGGTTAATACCAAAACAGAAGCCGCAGCGGCTTTAGCCTTCCAAGTTTTTAAAATAGACATGCTATTTCCTTTCAAAATAAAAGATTTGCCGTTTTCGCAGGCAAACGGCCAGCCCAAAAACTTTACGCTACAAACCTATCATGGGGTTTCATGATGTAGGAATAGTGCTTTTCCTTGCCTTTTTCGCCGACGGTTACGACTTTGTAAACGTCGCAGTCTTTGATGACACGACCGAAAACATGAAATACTTGATCAGGAGTCATCAATATTTCCTTTTTCTGAATCATCATGATTTTTCAGCCTGTTTGATTTCGCGGATATGATCCACAACGCGAACAAAATTTTTGCCTTTTTTGGCTTCGTGATAGGCAATATCAACCTGCATAGGGAGCTTGCCTTTCAGATGCAAGAGCTCTTTATGCTTCTCACTTGGACCGTATTCCAGTTCAAAGCTATCAATACCGAATTCGTTTTTCGAACCTTCATAAACAGGCAAATCGCAAAGAATGCGGCAATAGTCATAATCATGGCCGTTATCGGTTGTACCTTTGTTCCACGATACTTTTTTCAAAATCATCAACATAATTATTTCCTTTCGTCAGGAGGTTTGAGATTCGGCAGATGCCCGAAGATTCAGCCTTCAAAAAGCTATCGCCGCGTTTAAAAATCAATATGCTTTGTTCATTCTTGTCCATGCTTTCGCAAGGCAATGAGGCACGCCATGCGCCCTTTGCTGGGCGTAGGCTACATACTCGTCGGATTCTTCATATTTTTTCCTTTCTTCATTATCAAGAAAGATTGCCGCTTCCATGAGTTTTTTGCGACTGTATTTTCTTCCGCGTAGTTCTATTTCCCTATCTGTCATTTTTCTAGATTTGGAAGCCCGAAACTTTCCGCTTAATTCAAATTCATATAAGTCAAGCGGATCACGCGGGACGTGACCGGCTTGATGGATGTAATCGCGGTACAGATAGGCGCAGTCAAAAGCCTGTTTTGCCAAGCGTTTAGGCATTTCTGTTTGTTTGCTTTTGAGTGCTGTTATTATTTCTTTGTCGGTCATGCCCATTTCTTCATACATGACGACGGCACGGCTAACCTGCATTGTTGCGTACTTTCCCACATGGGCAATTGATATTTCTTTTTCTTTTTCAATGCGTTCAGGTTTAGACGGTGCGTGGCCATATTGTGAAAACAGTTGCCCGAATACGGGATAGCAGGCGGTCAGGTATTCGCCGGCCGCTATCAAAATATCAAGCGGAATAATTATGTCCCTTGCCCTGAATTCGACTTCGGCGCGAACCCATGGACTTAATTCGTCCCCGAGCTGTTTGCCTTTTTCGTAGATTCGAGCAAAGCGGGAGGCGTTTTTACGCGAACCGACGTAAAATGTTTTGCCGGTGCCTTTGTATAGTTTCCAATCGCCGCCCACGCATTCGCTGATGGGCTTGGAGCGGTGCAGTGTATAGCCGCCGTCTTCCCAGTCTTTTAGGGCTTGTTCGCAGGTGTATTCACCGTTCAAAAAGTCATGGGCTACATCACAACGGCTGATACGGGGCTGTTTTGCGCGCTCACTCAAGAATTCATAAAGTCTTGATTCCCAACCATCCTTTGCCGCTATCAGGCCCTCACCTGTAAAGTGCAGGCATACGGTGTCTTTGTTTTTTCTGCCGCCGACGGCTACGAAGCCGTAGTTATGCTCTTCGTCGCCGAGCTGATAGGATTTTTCGTAAAAATTCCGACCGCCTTTATTTTCATATCTGATGCCGTAGCCCATTACTTCGGCCAGTTCGGCGGAGCAGTTCGCTGCTATTTCTTCGTAGGAGCCTAATTGGTCACCCCGAATGAATGTATCTTCGTGCAGGACTACGGTCAGGGTGTCTATAAAGCCTGCCTGTTGGTTTCCCCGTTTTAGGATTATTTCTTTTACTTTGCCGTTCATCATCACCAGATGAGCGTAGCTTTCGCTTACAGCACCCCCCGTGTTACTCATGGGGGCTGCCTGAAACGGCAAGCAGCCGTTCGTTCTTTCTGTCATTTTTGATGATGTTGGCATTATTTCCATTTTCCTGGCTTCCGGATTCCTTCCCCACCCGCCCCGCCGCCGCCGCGCAGGCGCGGCATGCGACATACAGGCTAGGATTGCTAATGAGTTCATTAACTCTTTTTTTAAATTATTACACCAAATAACACAAAAGCGCAAGAACTATTTAACTTTGTAGCTAAATAGCAATAGAATTTAAAAACTCAATAACTAATAGGGATAAAAAAAAATGACAAACCAGAGAGCAACATACAATATAAAAATGGAAAAAAAGCTAAAAATGGAAAGACTTGCGATAGAAGCAAGCCTAAAAATTGGCCGCACAATCAAATGGACGGAGCTTATGGACGTATTGATCACAGAATTCAGCAAAGACGCTCAAGAAATGATTATTCACAGGGAAAAAGAGAAAAATGACAAATAAAAAACTTTGTCTAATCTATGAATCAATAAAAATAATACTATTAGGAATTATCGCAGCTTGTACAATATATCTGGCAAACAACGAGCACAAGAAAAATAACAAGCCAATATTCGAAGAAATGGAATTTGTGGATTTAAGAGATTTTTGCGACAACCAAACATGCCAAAAATAGCGAGCATCCGCACGTCTAGCGAGCATTCGGACGCTGTTTTAAAATAACCTTATGAATTAACCATAAGGCTTTGTTTTATCATGCGTTCCGCTTCCCAATGGCTGGATTTGTTCAAAATGTACAAACCGCTTTATTCAGACTATGCACTTGCCCGCCATTGGGGCGTTTCGACTTCACACATTTCGCAGTACCGCAAAGGCCGTATGAATCTGCCGCTTGCGTTTATGCTGGAAATCGCCGAGACGTGCAACAGGCAACCGCTTGAAATCATTGTATCTTTGAATTACCACAAAGCACGGCCGTGCGATAAGGAAGGTTTGAAGGACGTTTATTTCGAAGCGGCCAAAGAAGGAATTTGCAACGAGATGGCCGCCAATGCAGGCAGAGGATGGCGGCCTAAAAGGCGTTACTACAAGTAG